ATTTTCATAATAAAAATGATAACGTGTATTAAAGTAATTGTCCACATAAGAATTTTTTACAACGTATAATTTACAGCTGTCTTTGATAGAATCAAAGGCATAATATGTGTTCCTGTCTCCTATAAAAGCCATAGAGTCATAATCCAGATCCAGTACACGGGCCGGAATGTGAATCTCTGTAAATTTACAGGAATCAAATGCAAAACCGCCTAACAATACTACATCTGACGGAAGTGTATAGCTTCCTGCCCAGCTTTTTCCTGCAGGATAGGTGAAAATACTTCTGCCAGCCACTTCCCCTCCGCTGCTTTTATAGACCTTACTGTAAAGCACACCGTCCTAGGAAGAAAGGTACGGATGTCCTGCGTCAACTGTGATTTCTTTTAAGCTTGTGCAGCCCTTGAACATTGCACCAACTGTATATTTTACATCAGCACCAATGCGGATACTTACAATTCCACTGTCGGTGAACTGATATTTCAGGCTGTCAGTTCCATGAATATATATATTTTCAAGATGGAGGTTAAAAAAATGACTATATTAACCGAATTAAGAATTTTGCAATTAGCAAGAAGCGGTGCACTTGAAAAATGGCACAAAGCCAACGAAAGATTAAAACACTTACCAAATAACGAAATTACAAAAATACAAGAACGCAAACGCTGGAAAGAACTAAGAGAGATTGAAAAATTGTTGCTAAAAGCAGAAAAAGCATCGCAAATAAAATTATAAATAAAAAAAAGACTGGTAGAACCAGTCTTTTTCATTTTGTAATACACCAAGTATTCATGACACTTATGTTATGCGATTTTAACCTTTTCTGAAAATAAAGTGAAAAGTTATTTTGTGGTAATAGCAATAACGCCGCCGGCAATACCACAGCAAAAACCATTAAGCCATCCCTTCCAATAAGCCTGTTCTTTAGCTTCCGCCGCCGCTTCTCGTTCCTGTTCTATTTGTTTCCTCAGCTTCAGCGTATATTCGTTGGCAATCTGTAACGATTTTTCGGCAGTCACTAACGATGCGCTGGCAGTCTGCAAGGCTTGCTGCGTTTTGGTTAACTCGTTCTTGGCTTGCTGTAATAAACTCGTCAGCTCGGCCGACCGCTGTTCCTGCACTGTCAAGTTCTGTTCCAGCAATATCAAGTTCGCTTCTAATAGTTTCGTGTTGCTTTTCAACTGCTCCCACTGTACTGTCGGTACTTTTATGTAACTTTTCGATGCCGGCGTTTCCGCAGCTTCGCAGGAAGCTATAAGCACAGGTGCAAAGCACCACAGCAGCGATAATATAATAAAAATAATTATGGTTATCAGATTTTTTCTGTTCATTTTCCATTTTTTACCTCTAAATCACAATATACCGCCGCATTTGGCTTGTGCGCCGTTTTTGCAGCTTTTGCATAAAAGTATAGGCAACACTGTTAAAAATCAGCGCACGTGCCAACTGTGCAGGCGGTTATTTTCGGTTACAGCCCAAAATAATGGTGCATAGCGCCAAGGGCAAAACCTACTGCGCAGCCAAGCCAGAAGTTTTTATCTGTTACGATACCTTTTAAAGTCTGCATAGTTTCACCTCCTTTCAAATTGCAAAATTAGCTGTTTTTGCAGTCTCGTTTTCTCGATAAAATTCGCGAGAAATATCGCGTATTTAATGGTTTCTATACCATTCTGCGTTCCCGCGGATTGTATCCATACGTTTATACAAATTATTGCCGGGACAATCCGTTGCCATTAAATCTCTGTGGCCCATCACAATGCTGTCGCTGGCAATAAGCCCATACGCATCGCAGATGTCCGCTAACAGCATCGGCAATGCGTTAATCTGCGCTTCTGTCGGTTCAACCAGGTCAAAGTTCCCGCAAACATGGATACCGATGGAACAGTAATTAAAACCTTCCGCGTGCGCGCCCACACATTCTACCGGGCGGCCAAGTTCGATACTGCCATCCTTGCGGACGATAAAATGATAACCTACACCTGCCCAGCCCAAATTTTGGTGGCTTCTGTGCAGCTGTTCTGCCGACAGGTCATCGTCTGTCGGGTTGCCGGTATGATGTATAACGATGCGGCTGGTATCATCGCGCGGCGTCAAATCAGTAAATTGCAGGTTGTAGTCTTTTGGTTTTACCCTTTTAAAAATCATTTTGTTTTGCCTTCTTCCGTTTTAAATCCAATTTCGGCTTTATCATTTTCCAACACATCAGGCACGCCGTCACCGTCACTGTCAACAAAGCCTTTTCCAATCATTAAAATAGCCGATGTAAATTGCGCGCCGACCAGTACCGTAAGGAACTGTATCAGCGTATTTACATCGGCTTTACCGGTATTCCACCAGTTCGCGCAAAAAGCAATGTTAAATAAGATAATCTCGGCAGCAAGTACCACGGCATAATACACAATGGCTTTTGTGCCGATGCTGGCCGGTATCTTTTTTATGCTGCTTGCCAGCAAGTCTTTAATTTTGTCAAGCATTAGTCATCCCTCCGGCAACAGTCAGTGCAGCGCATTTCCAACGTATGTACTCGCTCCTGCAATTCATCAATGCGTTTATGTGCAGATTTAACACTGGCCACCGTTGCAGTAATATCCTGCAAAATGGCAATGTTCTGTTCCTGAATTTTATCAACTATACCATCAATGCGGTTAAGGCTATCATTTAACCGTAAAATGCTGGCATTAAGCGGGCTGATTATCCAAACCTTAAATACCCACCCTACTGCACCGGCAATAGTTAAACCAACTGTAATATCTTGTGCATCCATTTTTATCTCCCCCTGTCACTATTTGCGCCCATAAAAAACATGATTGCCAAAACTGTAACAACCATACCAGTAATATAGCCCAAAATAAAATCAATTAATTTAACCACCCCCTTTTTGTACAAATAAAAAGCCCCTTATAATAAGCTATAAGGAGCGTGAAAAAATGAAAAAACGTATGAAACTTCCTAATAATTTCGGCAGCATTATTAAGCTACCTGGTCGCAGGCGGAAGCCGTGGGCCGTGCGTAAAAAGATTGATGGGCATTATAAATACCTCGGATATTTTGAAACATATGAAAAAGCATTAACATTTTTGGTTGAATACAACAAGGACCCGTCTGTATATGCGCCCAGCCTTATTACCTTCGCCGAAATCTACCAACAGGAAATGGCTGAACGATGCAAAAAGATACAGCCCGTTACTGCGCGCAGCTACCGCACGGCTTTTAATAACTGCACTAATTTACACAATCGTAAATTTTTAACTTTAAAAGTTTCTGACCTGCAAGGTGTAATAAACGCGCTTTCAGAACGTGGTGTCGGGCAGCCCGAACAGAAGAAGGTGCGCCAGTTATTTCACAATCTTTATGCCTATGCAGTTAAATATCAGCTTATACCTCAAACTGCCGATATATCACACTTTATAGATGTTGATAAATATAAACCTAAAGTTATTAAAAAGCCATTTAATACCAGGCAGCTTAACCGCGTCAAAGCTTTGGCTGCTACATCAGACCCGCTTGCGCCTTGGGCAACCGCCGTACTAATGATGTGCTACGCAGGCACAAGGCCATCAGAGTTTCTGCGCATTAAAAAATCAGATGTTAAGCTAAAATCGCGCTTGTTTACCATCGGCAAAAGTAAAACGGCAGCGGGAGAAAACAGGATTATCCCTATATCGTTTAAAACCTTACCCTATTTTGAAATGTGGATGGCAAAGCCAGGCACTACACTTATAACGGACGATGATGGTAATAGTGTAAGTTACAACCGCTTTGCAAGACGTTTTAGAAAGGTAATGATTGCAGCTAACTGCAAACACACGCCTCACGAATGCCGTCATACTACGGCTACCAATTTTAATAATAAAGGCGCTAATATTACATCGGTTAAACGCATTTTAGGTCACGCCGATAAAGATGTTACTACCGGTGTTTATACCCACAAAGATATCCGCCAATTAAAAAAAGCGGTAGACCTTTTATGACAGTTTGTAATTAATTTGTAACTAATTGCAAATCTTAAGAATCTACTCAACCGCTTTGGAACTGCTTACATTGTGTAACCCTTTTGTAACACTTTTATCATTTTATGATAAAAAGCTGCAAATTCAGTATTTATGCGGCTTTTAAGTGTATCAAGGCATTGCTGGGCACCAAAACTTTGTAAAACCCGTTTACAGGGCATTTATGCGCATGATTTTGCAAACGCCCTGTTTATGCGGTTTTGCGGCAACAATGTAAAAACCAATACTAAAATGCGTTGCTCTCTGTTTTTATCTATTTTTATGGCAGATTTATTGTTTCAGATATATTAATTTTAGTGTCAAAAGTAACTGCTTCTACCGCTTCTTTATCGGTTAATCCAGCAATATAAACCTTTAATGCTGCATACTGCATATGCAGGTCATTACTGCGTTCTTTGCCAAGACGTTTAATTTCAATAATGTCATCAGCGGTTAGCGTTGTAATGCTACTGTCTGCACAAATCCACGCTTGACTGCCGCCGTCAACAAGCAGCACATCGCGGGCTTCGTTTAATTTAGCAACGGATTTAAGGTCATAGTCAAAGCCTTTGCCGTTGTAAGCAATAATACCCTGTTCGCGTTTGTCACGTTCAGCTTTCATTTCTGCTATTTTAGCAGTCTTTAATTCATCCAGCGTTTGTTCGGGCGGAGTAAGCGTTGCGCCTTCCGGCAATGGTCCAATTTCCTTGACTTCCCTGCCCGGAGTGCCGTAAGTATCACCAGGCAGCCAGTATTCTTTCCCGCGATAATCTTCCGTTTCTACCCACTTTTCGCCATCCCAAACAGGTATGTAGTTTTCTTTTTCTTCCGGGGGCTTAACCGTGGTGCAGTCGCCCGGTATGTTCCAGCTGCCGGACGGCGACTTATCGGTATCGTCCAAAGTAATAATACCTTTGTAGGTCTTGTTTTCAAGGTCGAATTGATATACTTTTTTAGCTGTCATGATTAATCATCCTTTCTGTTTTGAAAATAATTTAAGGTGGAGATAGCGCGGCACGATTAAATGCAGGGCTGCCTAACATTTCCGGATTTATCCAGCCGCGTTTTATGGATGTTATGAACGGCGATGACGAGCCAATTATTTATCCAGATAACGCTTTGTTTGCTTCGCAAACAGATGATTTACAGCTTGTTTTGCTACAAGGAACGAATACGCCTGTCAGTATAAAAAGAATTACCTTTAATGCTTCGCGCGCAAATTCTATCTACGGTAATAGCACTACTGTGCAGCCTGCTGCCATAAGACTAATACCACAAATTAAAATTTAATCTGCGGTATTAGCTGTATAGCCGGAGGTTGGACTGTTTGTGATTTACCGTAAATACTGCTTGAACGTGAAGCGTTAAAATTAAATGTGCCACCATTACCGCACCCGTCTCCGTTAGGTGCATTTTGACCACTGTCGGTTCTTTGAATTGCACCATCACCATCTGTTGTTCCGCTCCATGCCATGCAGTAACTAAGATTACCGGTTATATTCGGTAGTCCTGCATCAATAACTCCGACACTATCACCGCCCTCGATAAACCTGTTGCGGAAATCCGGCAGCGTCATCGTAGTGCTTCCGTTGCCATTACCATATTTGTATGGCTCTGTTGATGGGCTGCTGGTCCATAAGCTCTTATCGGTTGCAATTTTTGCCGGGCGAATATAATCAGCACGGTTTACATTCGCGCCGTTTAATTTTACGCACCCGTCATGTAAGTAAGTATCATAAAAAGGTACGCCAACAGGTATGTTAAACCTAACATCATCTACAATCCACTTCACAGTGCCGTCCGTAATGTACTGACCCATTGTCTTTACACTTGCAAAGCTGGGTTCGGAAGCAGCCGTTGTACCGGCCTGCACGCAATACAGATATGCCCATGACGGCAAATTAGGGCTGTAAGCAATGTCACCGTACTGGTATGCTTGATTGCGGGCAAGCATATTAATACCAGTAACAAGCGTTATGCCGCCGCCAGCGTCAGGTGTAATGCCGTTAATGCTTTGTACTACTGACTTATACGATTTATCGCCAAATAACGCTTTGTTCTGGTCGCCTGCTGCCGGTGCCGGAACCATGCCACGTTTACCAGCGGCCTCGGCTGTCGCACCAGTAAAATCTTTATGCGCATCATCAGCAGCATTATGCGCATCAAAAGCAGGTTCATGCGCGTCTGCGCCAGCGTCATGGGTATTCAGCGCATTTTCCATATCTTCCAACGTAACATATACAAGGCTTTTATCCGTGGTAAAAGATACATTACTCGCATTGCCTACAACAAGGTCAATTTTTGTAATAATGCTGTCAATCGGTACAGTTTTATCTGCAAGGTAGTTTGTATAGTTTCCGGCGTTAGCATACCCATACAGCTTTTCCACACCCTCATCATTTACCTTAGCAAAAATACCGACTTCACGGACAAAAAAGCCTACATCAAGGTCTGTATTATCTACAATAAACCTTACTTCAACATGCCCTTCCGTTTTTGCTGTCACGGAAGACAATTCCACGCTCATTTTAGCGTTAATTAAATCTGTCAAATCGGGTATACTTTGGTCGCCAATCTGACCGTCACCCAGTTTACCTTTTGTAAAAATTAACGTGCCGCCTGCTTGCGACTGCGCTATCATATCAAGCCCGGCACGGGTAATAATCATATTCTGAAATTGTGCCATTATACCGCCTCCGATTTAATAAAAATATCGTTACGCATACTTACCATACCGCCACTTGCAGCAGCAATATTGAAATCATCAAGTGTAAAGTCATTATTGGGTTGGATGTAAATGGTATTTACCATACTTACCATGCCGCCAACAAACACATCGCCGTCACCAATCATTTCTTGCAACATGCGTATTACAAGATTTGCTGGTATAATACTTTGCAGCATAATTCGCAGCGCGTTGGTTTGCAGGATTACACGGTTATCAATATTTAGCCATAGTTCATACTGTGTGTTTGTAGAAGCTATCACCATATCATCGCCGTACATTGCATTAAGCATTTCCTGCAGTCGCGGCAAAGTATACGGCAGCTGCGTATTGATACGCAATAAAATGGCCGCCCTGCGGTCTGCAAGAGTAGACCCCGGCGGCACGATTATGCCGAGCATATCCTCCCAACGCTCGGCACCGGCAACATCTATGTAATTTACAAACGTATTCAAAAACCATTGCCACGCTTCGTTCCAAAGCGCCGCAAACTCATCATCTTCCATCTGCGCCAGCGTTTTAAATTCCTTGGCAGGAGCCAGCACATTTGGGAAATACCTTTCCACCCTTACTGTTCTGCGCTGGTCATCCATTGGTCATTTCACCCCTTACAGCCAGTTCATCAACGCCCAGCGTCAAATTTTCTTCCTGTCCGTTCAGTTTAGTGTGCTGAATATCCGTCACGCCTTCAATGTCCAGAATACGGCTTTCGATTTGCGATATTCGGATAATAATGCCGTTGTTTTCAAAAGCTTCTGCCGTAACACGCTGCGTATTTTGCCAGTTACGGTTAAGTTCAATAAAATAATCGTCAATTACTTTTTCGATACTTGCTTTGTAGTCTTCAAAGGTCCCGGCATCAAAAGTAACATTTAAGCCTATGGTTACAGCAGAATTCTGCGCACCCTGCACAGTAACCGTATGTCCAATAGGCGCAATGCCGATGCCCATGCCCTGATTTTGCGTAGGGTCAATTAGCGTCTGCACTTCGCTTACAAATTCCGGGTCAGGCGGTTTAAATTCACTGGTCATAAATACCAGGCGCACTGTTCCGCCGCCATTCCAAACCGGATACACCTTCACCCCGCCGACACCTTCAATGGCGTTAACTTTTTCGCGATAATCGGCAATGTTGCCGCCGTATGCCTGGCTATTAAAGCTGGCAAGGTAACGGGCCCGGAATGTTTCTGTATCTTCCTCATCCTCGCCCGGCACAATTACGCCGTTAAACATCGCCGTTTTCAGCCCTGCAATATACGCAATCGGCACAAGTGCTCCTGCCGGTTTATTGCCAGCTGTTCCTGGCGTTTCGCACCGCAGGCGCGCGGTTCCTTCACTGCTTTCAACAACGGTGTAATTTACATCGTCATAGCTGAAACGGCTGCCAACAGGAACGATAATATCTGCCGGGGTAAATGCAGCGCTTCCCTCTGCAAAGGTCGCTTCATACGGCGATAAGCCGCGCTCTTTGGCAATTTCAATCAAATATTCGCGCTCTGCCGTATCGCCGAAAGTATTTTGCAAAAACCAGTTCAGCGTTGCATACATCAGCATAAATTCTATAGCCGCCGGCATAGAAGCATCGTAAATAATGCTGCCTTCACGTTTATCCATGCTTGCAGGCACTTTTTCCAGCATACGGTTAAGTATTACTGTATCTGTCTGACTTTCCCACATTAGATAATCGTCACCCCTTTTTCCATTTCAATGCTGCCATAAGCAGTATTTACTTTAAATTTGGCAAGCACATCGCCGCGCGTATGTGACAAGTCAAAATCCGTCACCGATTCCACCCTGTCATCGCGCGTCAGTGCTTCCCTTATCCTGCGTGGCAATTCGGAGTATACATAAGGCAAAGGCTTGCCGAAAAGGTCTTGCAGCTCTACACCGTAGTTCCAGCTATAAATAATATGCACATAGCGTTCCGTGTTCAAAATTTTATAGCAAGCCTGTGCAATAGCGTCCAAATCATCAACGCTTCCGCTGATGCGCTCATCAGCTATCAGCATACGATAAGATTTTGACGGCATCTGTGCTGCTTCGGAAACATTAACCACCGTTGCCGCTGCCGCCGGTAAAAAGCCCATAACATCACCCCCACTGCCCGCTTAAATTGATATGATTATTAACGCGGCTTAAAACAATAAATTCCTGACCGCCTGCCTGCCGCACTAAAATAACAGCTTCGCCGACACTTAATCCGTTATGTACGGTAATGCGCTTACGTCCTGTATATTGATGGTTATGGCTGGCAAAAGCACTGTCGCCGCCACCGCCGCTGCGGTTTTGCGTGGTGTGATTTACCGTAATATCCACATCATAATCGCGCACAAGGTCGGTCAGTATTAAAAAATCCTCGGCCAGTGTTTCCTGCTGCTCCGTGCGGATAACAAGCGGTGCCGTGCTTTCAACCATGCCGATGCAGTAATCAGTAAGGTTACTGGCTTCCACTACCTTTTTAGCTGCCTGCTGTATAAGCCCCAGTAAGTTTTCACCATTCATTCAAAAACACCGCCTCTCAGGGTTAAATCCATTAAATGTTCATTATTCCGGTAAGTATGCTTTGCAGCTTCTACCAGCATTTTCATCTGCACGTGCTGCTTGTCAATCAACAAATCAACAAAAAGACTGCTGCCGCCGCGTACACGGTCATCTCCCAGCGCGTTGCGGATGGAGAGCGATTGCCGCACACGGTTATATTTTTTTAGCATTGCCTGCGCCTTATCTGGCAGACTTGTTGCCTTTTTAGGGTTAATTGATTCTGTCAGCTGCAAAATACCCCAGCGGCTCATTGTCGCCGTGTCCTCTACCTGCCACACTTCGCGCAGGCCTGTGTCTTTATTATCAAAATACAGTTTAATGCGATTATAGGTATCTTTATCAATATCAGACTTAAATGCAAAATTTTCTGCGGTTTCCGCATCAATAAGAATATCAACCCGCATGTTCTCCATATTTTTTACGGTAAGTTTGCCGTAGTCATCATATAAAATAAACAGCTTGCTTTGCGCCTGCGTAGTAATATCAAGCGCGGTCTGCATCATATCAAACAGCGTCTGGTCGCCGGCACGGAAGCGCGGAATAATATATTCTGTATCGGCAATTTCGCCAACGGTTAACTGAAAATCCGCCGCCAGCTGTGTAATAATTTCCGATGCTTTTTTGCCAACCGCGCTGTAAACGTGCTTGTTTTTAAGGTAGCGCAGCTGGTCGTAAGCAACTATGGATATTACATTATCTTTATCCAGCGCCCGTGAAAAAATAATGCCCTGAAAAATACCGGTATCGCCACGTTTAACCTGTACAATATTCCCTTCGGCAATCGTCAACAGTTCGTCTTGTACCGCTTTAAATGTCAGCTTACCAGGCTGCCCTTTCCTGAACGTTTCAATAACCATACCGTCCAGTACGGAAGGAATATATATTTTACCGTCCGCAGTATGAATTAAAACAGTTAAATCATTCAAGCCGCAACACCTGCCCCGGTTGTACGGCATTCGGATTTAAAATACCGTTAAGATTTGCAACGCTGCGCCAGTTAAGGCTGCCGCCGCTCGCCATTTTTACGGCTTCAAAAACCGACTTTTCTTTTGTAACCGTCCACGCGCGGCCTACACTTTTATCCGTTTGGCGTGGTTTATTTACTGTAACAACCTGATTGCCGTTTTCGTCAGTTGTCACGGCAACTTCTTTCGTTCCGTAGTCACGCCATTCTTTTAAGCGCAGCGGCACAATAATGTCGTAGGCATTTTTGGCATCCTCGCGCATGGTAAAATCTTCTACCGTCACCAAAAAGTTAGTATCAAACAGCATTGCAAAGCTTGCCGTCATGCGCGTAATTATCAGGCGTATCGGGCTGTTGCTGTTTTTGGCCGTTTGCAGACTTTCCAAAAAATTAGTCGCGGGGCGATAGCTAAAAGCATTGCCTAAAAACGCCGAAACGGCATTGCCTGCAAGCGACTGCGAATAATCGGCAAACGGATAATTAGCATTCGGCAGCAACGCTTCAAAGCTGATTTCTTTCAGCCCCGGAGTTTTAATAATATTTATTTCGCCTTCGTTGATAAGATTGATGGTTTTATTTTTATTGTTTACCCGTATGTCCATGCGTGGCGGCGGTACAGGCAACATAAAATCGCCAAGATAAAAATAATAACTCATGCGTGCACCGCCTCCGCTCCTGCGTCCATTGCTTCACCAAGTTGGTCAATAAGGTGTGTAATCATACCGTCAGCATCCACATCGCTTGCAATATTATTCTGGTTTTCAACCTTAATATCCACGCGCGCCGTAGTGTAACGGTTTATTACTTCCTGCTCTGCCATATCTCGGTAGAATTTTAAATCCTCATCGACAATATCCATAGCATCCTTAATTGCCTTGGTGTTCCCGGCAACATCATCAATGCCTGTTTTAATGCCGCCGAGTTCTCCACTGCCGCTTACCGGGTCAACGCCCGGCAGTTCCGGCAACATATCACTAAAGGACCAGTTTGCTGCAGCATTATAAGCCCACTTTGCTTCGTTACCATAATCCAGCATACCCATGCGGTAATCCGTTAAATCAACACCGCCGTCAATTTTCTTTAAATCAAGCTTATAATCTGCCGCTTTAAAGTTGGTATCAATATCAACAACCTTGCTGATACCCGGAATTTCAGCAATCATACCGATAATATTTTCAATGGCCACACCAACCAAATCGACGATGCCGTTCCAGATGTTTGCAAACAGGTTATAAGTTGCGCTAACCGGGTCAACAAATACATTTGCCAAAAATTCAGCATAAGAAAGAAACATATTCCATTGCGCTGCTATCAAATTGTGGATTACAGCATAAGCTGTCATAAACGCGGCTGCAATAAGTCCTGTTGCCGAAATGTTCGCGCCTGTAAATTCGTTTACTGCCGCCACACCAAGGTAAATAGCACCGACAAGTGCGATAATTCCATAGAGCACCCATGTTAACGGATTTGCCGCCATAGCTACATTCAATCCGTCCTGTGCTACAGTAAGCGCTATAATCGCCGCCGTTTCTGCGGCACTTGCAACGGCATGAGCACCTGCAGCACCTGCGGCAAGTAAAGTCTGCGCCCGGCTAGCCGCCATAGCTGCAACTATCATCCACAACACCGGCACAATATAAGCGTCGTACCTGTCAAAAATATTGTACAGATATTCTGCATTATTCATCAGTCCCAACAGCGCGGCACTGAATATCTGCACGGCCATTACCGCGTTATCTGCAAACGCCATAGCTGCAGGCGAATTTGCCATATCGCTTATAGCCGTATAAACCGGCATCAGCGCGCGGTCGCCACGTGTTGTTATATTCGTCCAAATATCCTGCCACTTAAGCGGTATCTGGTCAAATTTGGCGTTAATTTCATCTGTTGCCGATAACATTGCGTTTTTAATAATGTCCGCTGTAATTTTGCCTTCTGCACCAAGCTGTTTAATTTCACCGACGCTGACGCCCATATAATCTGCAATAACCTGGTTAAGCATTGGTGCAGCTTCTGCAATGCTTCGCAATTCGTCGCCTTGCAACCTTCCGCTGCCTAAAGCCTGCGTCAATTGCAGCATAGCATTTTTCTGTTCTTCTGCCCCGGTACCGCCAATAGTGAAAAGCTTTTGCACGTTTTCTACAAACGGCACAATCTCGCGCGGATCAGGAAAGGCTTCTCTTGCAGATAACCCGATTTTTGATACACTGTCAGCCATTGTTTCATAGCTGCCACGGGCCCGGAGTGCAGACGCATAAATCTGGTCATTTAAGCGCACTGCTTCTGCCTGGCTTCCGGCAATCATTTCAAGCCGCGCCTGCATACCGCTGTACATATCTGCTTTGGCAACCATGCCGCTGATTTTGTCCAGTGCCATCTCGGTACCGCGCATTATCATGTCACCGATAATATTACCTACGGCAAACTGACCAATAGTGCTGCTCAAAAATCCGCCGCCGCTGCTTTCCGGCGCTTTTCTTAACTTGCCCATCATGCCGTTAAGGGCGTTTTCGGCACGATAAGCCGCGTCGGCAATGCCGGTAACGCCGTTGGCCATGGCGTTAAGGACGGAACGGGCACGGCTTGACTTGCGCGCTAAACCGTTCGCCGCGTTTTCTGTACGTTCAATAGCGGTAGCCGCCGCCTCTTGCTTATTCATTAAATTATCGGCAGCCTTTGCCATTTTACTTAACGGTCCGGATACGCCGTCCTGCAATTTTAAATATTGTGTAAGCGTTGCCACGCACTCACCTCCTCCGCCGCTTGGCTTTACTTGCTTTTAATTTTTGGGCTTCTTCTTTATCATGTTTCATCTTTAAGCTTATTGCTGCAAACAAAAACGCCTGCTCTGTTTCGGGCAGGCGCAGTATTTCGTGCGGCAATTTGTGCAATTTGTGGAGGCAATAATATAGGATATTCGCCCATACATCGCCTCCGTTAATCAGTTTTTTACACGGCGGATTTTTTCTGCCATGCCGCTTTCAAAGCCGTTAGCTTCACCGACTGCCAAAATAAGGTCCGTATATTCGCCCGGCATAAGCATAGTTTTCGCCAGCTCCACAGCGCCGACAGCACCGTAGCTTTCCTGCAAAGCTGCGTCGTTAAGGTTCGGATAAATAACGCATTTTTCAATCAGCATATCATTGTATTTATCGCGGTTCACTTCTGTCGTCGTCTGTCTGGTCTTGGCATCGGTAACGCGGCGGATGCACTGATTGCGGATTTTATTGTTTTCAGCTTCCGTTAAAATGCGGAAGCGCCACGGAATAGGCTTGCCGTTTTCGTCAACAAAACGCTCCGAGGCAACATATTCCACCTCGTTGTATTTAATGGCGTTTTCCGCCATAAATGCTTTAAAATTATCTGCCATTGTTTAATCCTCCTGTTACTGCATACCCTGCAAATCAGCAAATTTTTCCGGCAGTTCAAAATCCTCAAATGTAAAGTCGGTATCCCATTCCAGCCAATCGCCGTCAGCGTCGAAGGCGGCAATGGTTGCCGAATCCAGGTTACAGTCCTTTAAAATAACGGTCTGCGCGCCGACGGTAGAAGTCGGGTCTTCGTTGCGCACCTGAATATCAAAATAAATATCCTCGCCGGTATCTTTATAGCGTTTTACAAGTTCGGCAAACTTGGAAGTATTGCCATACACCGTCATGCTGCCGGTGCCGTTCCAGTTAGTGGCGCGATGCCCCAAACCGGTTTTGCCCAAAATCGGCACTTCTACTTTATTCTTTTCAACACGTGCTTCGAGGTTTTTCGCCTGCATCAGCAAATAACGCTCGCCGTCGATGGTAATATAGCAACTTGCCAGCTTTGCAGATACCGCGTCCCGTGCGTGCATTGTTCTTACAGGGTCACTCATAAATTACTCCTCCTTCCGTCAGGCAATAATAATATTCATATAAAGTTTTTCCATGCACATCGTCGGCTGAATTGCGTATTCTGCCAGCACAACCTCTTTAGACTGCCCCTGCTGCGGAATAGGCACATCATCGGCATTAAAATTCTGAATAGCACGGATACGCTGCATTTCTTTTTCGTAGGCAACAAGGTCGCCCCACAGAGCTGTACGCCCTTCCACGTCATTCGGCTCTTTGCCGAGATACGTTTTATTAAACAGCCTTGCGATGTCGATTGCATGCTGGTCCAAAACACGGATAACCTGATTGCTGGAAAAATCTTCGTTTTTCTGCTTTGTAAAACTTGTGAAGGTATTAATATCGCGCAGGATATTGACATCACCAACAATATCGCCGTCCACGGCATCGGTTACGCGGTGGAAAATCAGCTTGCCGTCAGTAATGGCTTTTTCAAGGTCAGACTGTTTGTAATTGGTATCCACGGTAAAATCGCCGTCATAGGTTTTATTGGTGCAGCTGGCATTTACAGCGCAGCTTGCTTCCGCACCGGTTACCCAGTAAACAAGCGAAGCCTGGTTTTCGCCTTCATCGGTAACCTTATTGGCGATGCTGATAACGCCTTCATAATCTGCGCCATCATAATCATATACTACGCACTGAAATTTGGCGCCAACCTCATCGCGCATACGTTTGGTAAACTGAATAATCAAATCCTGTACGGCGCTTTCGGTAGATACGCAGCCAAGCGTATTAAAGTAATACGGTTCAATAGCATCAAGATAGTTTTGATATTGCAACGCAGTAACCGTGCTGCCGTTAATACCGCCAGTTAAAGGCGTTGCAGCAGCCACAGCATCAGATATTGTACCGCTACGCTTAAATACTACATAATCGTTGTCGGTAAGCTCATCCCAACTTGCTACGGTTTGCTTGTCAATAACAGTCATCGTCGCAGCCGTTGCAGTTGTTGCTGTGCCGGTTTCCGCATCGCCCACTACATCTGCGGTTTCGTTAAGATATGTAACTACATCATACATATCCTCATCATCTACATTTACCTGTACTGCAACGGCCAACGCATTACCACGCGCGCCGCCATATTTTGCCGTAGCAATATCATTACTTGCCTTTACCGTGCCGTTATTAAGACGGTAAAAATAACCGGTTTGCAGGTTTTTAAACAAATCGCGCAGGCCTTTCATTTTATCAGCGCTGTAATCGTAGCCAAAATATTTAAGGCTTTCCTTTTGGAAGTCCTCATTGGTTACGGTAAAAACTTCACCTTCCGGGCCCCAGTCAAGTTCGAGCGCCATAGTACCATAACCACGGTCAGCCATGTTAACGCTGGCACGCACACGACTGGTAAAGTTAATGTATGTACCCGGAATCTTTTTATTTTCGGTAAGCCAGGTACCGCCGCCTAATGCCATAGGTTATTCCCCCTTTTTGTTGATTTTATTTTTTACAGGCGTTTTAAAAAATTTATTAAGTGCCTGCTGTACTTCTTTATGCGAATAGCTTGCGTTATCCGATAAAATAACCGTCAGCACATCACGGTACTGGCGGTATTTTTTAGACTGCACAAGCTGCATTTTTGTAAATTTTGCTTCTGCCATAATTTACTCCTTTAGTTCCTGCATCTGAATGAGTTCCTGCATCAGCATCACTTCCGGACGTGGGCGCAGCAGGAAAATATCATAATGGACTGAAAAATGCAGTTCATTATCCTCGGTTTCGTGTTCCATCTGCGTGCCACGGATTAGACTGCCGTCCATTTTTATGTACTCCAACACCGGATACAGCCTGTCAGTAACAGCATTTATTTCCTGCTCCTGTGTTTTACGATTTCCTGCAAAATAAGTAACCTGGTATAATCCACGCCGCAGATAACGCCTGCCACGCTGCGGTTCCATGCTACCGCTTATTTGCCGAACAAAAAAAGCCGGTTCTTTAAAGTTCTGCGGCACCTTATTGGCATAATATACATAATCGCCGCCAAACTCTGTACGCAGTGCGTCTATTATGCCCTGCACAATCGCCTGCGACGCTACATCTTTAGCCATTCCAATGCCCCCTCAAATACTTTTCAAACTCCTGCTGCACATACGCAGCGCCTTCTTTTTCAACAAATTCAGCTGACAGCTTCATCATAAACCGCCCTTCAACCCAGCCTGCTTTTAAGGTCTTACCAAGAGCCGGCACAAAGCGCCCCGGCTGCTGCCGATGCCCATTTTCAACGTATGAAGCGTATTCCATCGGATTAAATATCGTTGCCGTCCAAACGCCATTAGCTTTACGGATACCGCGTATAACCCAGGCACGGCGTAATGTGCCGCCCTGATAACCGCGCCAGTATTCAGCAGCATTAGCGGCCGTTGCAGTTAAAAATTTACGCTTGCGGCCATTTTCCGATTTAACGGCAACAGCCTCAAATTCCGGCTTGCTGCCAACCGGTGTGCGCCGCTTTACTTCGCGCAGAAAAATCTGTGCTAACCGCTGTGCCATACGCTTAATAATCCTGTCTTGCTCCTCCTGCATACCTTGCAGGTTAGCAATAATGGTACTTAATCCGGCAAAGCTCTTTTTCATGCGTACCTCTCAAACAGTTCCAGCTTAATTTCCTGGTGCGTTTTATATACCGAAGGCTCGCCGCTGCGGCTATAATCAACCGTTTTGCCCTCGCGTGTTACGCTGATTTTACATCCGGCAGGCACGTCAACTCCCGGAGCTAAAAACAAGGTTATCTGCTGCTGTATTTCCGGCGCAAGCTCATCCGCAGCAGCCGATGCAGCACTGCCAAAAGAAATACGGCAAGGCACATTTTCGTGCAATGCCGTTTCCAGGTATTCGGTTATGCCAGTTGCTTCATCCAACACAGGCATATTGGCATAAATAGTGCAGGTGTCTTCATAAAGTAGCGCAAGGGCCTTTTTAGCTTTTACCCTTGCGGCGTTGATTGCGTTTTGCAACATGGTCTAATCAGCCTCCTGTAACGGTTAAGCTGCACAGTATAGTTTTTAAGCACTGATGCCGTATAATAGCTTTCGCTGGTGGCCTGCTTAAAAGCAACGGTAGTGTCGCCTTCTTTAATGCTCGCTACTTCGCCTGCCGGTGCCTCGCTTGCGCCGATACCTTCCGCACGGTAAATATCAATTGCCATACGGTAAGCGGTGTTTTCAAGTCCCTGCGGCAGTTCATTCAGATTGCAGTAATTTAAAATGGTTTCAGTCACATCATCAAGGATAAATTGCAGCGCAGTTTCCTGCGCCGCATCGATAATTCCCAACAGCTGTTTAAACTTATCAAGGCTCAGCGTCATAACGCATCACCCGATTTTATGTTTAATAGCTACCAGGCGGATTGCTTTATCCTCGTATACGCGCTTCCAGTTTGCCTTGTTGGCAAGTTCTGCGCGGGTCGGAGATTCAACTGCAGCACGACTGGAATTGGTCCACTGTACTCCGCGCGGATGCAGGATAAAGGTGCGGCGATTAATCAGGTAATCAACGCCGGAACCTTTCTTTTTGTCGCGGTCAACTTCGGTTGCTACAAAGCCAACAGGATTGCCGTTACCGAACGCGATTGCGCCGTTACCGAACAGGTAAGTAGTATAAACGCCGCCAGAATACGGACAACCATCGTCAACAATTACACGGCGGTCCTGATAGGTTTCAAACTCAACGCTGTTACTATCACGCTGCGTGGTAATAAGGTTCTGCTTTTTCAAATAGGATTTTACTGCACTGTGCATTGCAACCGCAGTCAGCTGGCTCTGTGCATCGCCAAGCATTTGCAGCCCGTCAATGAATACGGAAGCGCTGATATTTGCTGCCGCACCTTCCTCTACCGAAACGTCCAGCACGTGATTGGTCATTGTAGTTGCTGCAAATACGCCGTTCAAAATGTTAATAAGTTCTTTTTGCATGTCGCGCGCCCAAAAACCAGCAACCAGATTGCCAATTGCTGCCATCGGGTCTGCACCTGCAAGAGCTGCGGAAAGGTCCGTCGCGCTCCACATCGCCGCACGGCGAATAGTAGTGGATACGTCCTTGTTGGAAGTAATCTTTTTAGCGGTCAGGTCAGTACCTTCGGTTACGTTTTCGGAATCGCCCTGCAAATCCTCGAAGAACGGCATATTGTGAATAGGCGCAGCCTCAGAAGCCAGACGGTCAAATTCAGCGTTGTTGGTTACAATACCGCTGTTAAACAGTGCAGATAACTCCATAGTTTTCTGCACAACATATTTAGTAAAAAGCTCCGGTACAATTACATCGGATAAAGTAGTTCCTGCCATAAGTTATTCCCCCTTTAAATAGTTACACCGGCAGCAGCAGCAAGAGCACGGGCCTGCTCCGGATTTTCACGGTACAGTTTGCCCTGTTCCGTTAAATTAAAAGTTTCCTTGGCAAAAGGATTTTTCACCGGGTCGCTGCCGCCATTCGGTTTGTACGGATTACTGCCCGGTGCTGTTTTAAACAAAAACGCCTTATTAGTTTGCAGTGCTTTTACCTGTTCATCCAGCCCTGTTACCTTACCGTCATCGCCTAAAATAAGCTTTGTACGGTCGATAAGCCCGGCAACAATATCAATATCCTGCGCATTATTGCCGATAGCAATTTTAATTGCAGCGTCCAGCTTGGTGTCTTTAATTTTCTGCTCGTAATCCTCGGCGGCTTTTTTATTGGCCGCTTTCAAATCGGCAATCTGCTGTTCCAGCGCTTCTTTATTGCCGGCGTTCTTTTTCAGGTCATCCAGCTGCTTGTCGCGCTCTTTAATCTGCTTGTCGAGTTCAGACTTTGCGGTAGTAAGTTCATCAAACTTGCCCTTGCCAACATAATTCTTTTCAACAAAGTCTTTTATTTCGGTTTGTGCCTTCGCCATATCCTTGCCATCTGCAAGGCACTGCTTTAAAAATTCCTGTAAATTCATTTTTACCTCCGTTAAGACGCGCTGTAAGTACCGCTGATAGTGATAGGATCGCCGGAAGACATTGTAAGCTGACCGGAAATAGTTGCGCCGGTTACGTTAATCGTACAGCCAGTAATTGTAGGAGCTGCAGCGCCCGCCGCGCCGGTGTCCCCCTTGTCACCCTTGTCACCTTTGGCGCCATCAGCAGGTTTATTTACCCACGAAGTAGTGCCGTCACCATTGGTCTGCAAAATCTGTCCGGAAGTACCATTGCCGCCGGCAGGCATATTCACTTTGCCGGTGTCTACAGCTTCCACGCCGGTTTCAATGTTATTAAGTTTTTCTTTGCTGATTACTTCACCATCAGCCCAGGTATGCTTTGTATACGGCATAAATCATCCCTCCTCATTTTCTGTACCTGTTTTAGATTCTCCCACCTTGCCCTGCCCTACAACAGCAACGGCAATCTCCTTGCTGTATTTGGTATTGTGTTCAACACAATACTGGATAATGCGGCAAATCTCATATTCATTAAGGTCTGCCACGTCGGAAACAGGAAAATCTTCATTAAAAGCTGCAATGTATGCAATAAGCCATTTATACATCCGTGTCACCTCCTTCCGCTAAATACGTAGGTACATAAACATCAACGCCGCGCACCTGGATAATCTCCAGCACGCCGCGGTCAATGTAAATATCTGCGGCAATTTCCTCCCGGCTTTTTTGCGACAGCACTTTGCCCCTGTCTTCCAAAAGGTCAATAAGGTCGCAGTTTCCTTCGCTGTTTTTGCACCATTCGGCAAGCGCAGCAACTTCGTTAATATCGGCTGTTGTTGCCGCCGTAATATCTGCTTCCCAATTAGTCAGATAATCATTGCTGACCGGTACAGGTTCAGCAGCCCCGCCTTCTGCCGGTGCCGTCGGCGTTTCGTAAACAAACGCTGCAAAAAATGTTGCGTTATCAACCGCCATCAGCTCCGTAAAATCATACAGACAGCTGCGCACATCGTTGTAACCTGCCGGGTAGTCCGTCGGCAGGTTATCCGGCCAGTCTGTTGCATAAACCGTTGTGCGGCGTGCTATATCGTTATACATATACTTAACAACATCACGCAGCGGCGCGGCTAAATTGCCGCTGGCGTTAAAATACGCCGTTACCGCAGTTTCCAGTGGCGTGAATAAATCTGCCGTCAGCGGGTCCTGCGCGGCGGAATATGCTTTCAGCGCTGCAACTTTTTCATTAACTTCTATTTGGCTGTACAAGGCTTCACCCCCTTAAAAATGGGCATAGAAAAAGCCGCCTACATTGCTGTAAGCGGCTTAGTGCCGTAAGTTATTTAATTCTAATCCCTATGATTTGGGCAATTCATACAGGTTTCTACCAGTTCCTTGCTCCACGTTAATTCATCAGGCAAAAAACGCTCTGGCGTATGACCTTCTGCAACAACAGAGGTATCAAAGCAAAAGTCATCTGTAACCAATCTATTAACCAACGGGCACCTAATTGTCTTTTCCATCGTCAAAGCTTTCCACCACCTTTATAAAGGTTTTAGCTATTCGATAAACTCTTTTAATCTTTTTTTAACATCTTCTATATTTACTATAACCTTATGTCCATAAAGATAAGAGTAGCTTTCCTCAAACGATATTGCTTCTAGTAAAGTTTCCTTATCAGCATTTTCTACATCAAAGTTAAAAACATAATCACCTAAAGGTTTCATATATTTCATAAACTCTGTTCGCATGAGCATATTCTCACCACCCCATTAACGCATTTACTACTTTAATTGCAAAATCCCTTGGGTTTCCAGTTATATATTCTGCAATAGCTTCTGCTACCATTTCATCTACAGAAGTCAGTCCGTAAGCACTTAAAATATTGCCTGCTTCTTTTACATCATTTATAAAATCTGCTGCCCTTAAACCATTTTTTAAATAATCATCTAATCTGGTTCCATATTTTCCCCATCTAACTTTGCTGTGAGCTTCATTAAATAATTTATTTAATGCGTCAATATTAGTCTTTTTGCCAATACTTGAATGTACTGCATGACCAAGTTCGTGTCTTATAAAATGTTCTGGTTCTCCAGTAGACCAGCCACCATTTTTTAATTCTTCCATGGCGCTCTTAGCCATATTTTTCATTGTGTTTTTAGCGCTACACTTATGTAAGTATATTTCGCCAAAAGACGGACTATATCCTGCTACAAACGATGCTTGTGCTTTTGGCCATTTTCTTATACTCGTAAGTTTTATTTTATTTTCAAATACATCTTTTACATCTGCAACAGCTTTGTTAACTACATTCGCCACATCAATATTGATATGACCTTTTCTATATTCGGCATTTATTCCTAATTTTTTTAAATACTTTTCTGCATCATCAACAGTAGCTGCTGGCGTAAATGTAACTTTACTTAATTTTATTTTTTTCGCCGTTACTTCCTGCAAACCCTCTTTACTGCCGCCATCAACAAACTTTTCTTTCCATTCCGGATATTTCATACTGCCTGGCACATAATAAACTTTGCCGTCATCATCACGTGCGGCGCGCAGCCCGCTGTCCAACCCTTCAATATGTGGCACTGTACAGCTTCGGCACCACGGATGGAGCGGCGGCGCAGTAACACCCGCCTTAAATTCGGACATTTTAAATACTTTGCCGTCCATGCTGCGGCAGATTTCGGACGTCCTGCGGTCCAGCGTTGCAAGTATCTCATACTGCTCAACGCCCAAATCCTTCATACTGTCCTTTTCACCAAGGCTGGCAAAATATGCGCTTTCAGTAGCTATTAAGCGGCCTGCATTGGATAGTGAAGTATTCATGCGCTTAGCAAAGCTTTGTACAATTTTCAACTGCGCGTCGCCGCGCACAAGCCCCTGCACCAGTTCATTTTGCAGGTTGTTAATCAGCTTATCCTTATCAGACCATAGCCGCTGCGAAAAATTCTGCCCATCAGCGGCCCACGGCTTTGACATCAACCGTTCAAGCCTTGCGTCATCAATCTGCTGCACATCAAAGCCGGTGCTGAAACCTTTTTGCAGTTCGTAAGCAGTCTGATAATAGCCGTCACTGTAAATTTTGCGCATCGCTGCGTCCATTCCGTCCAGCTGATTACCATAAAGCGCTTCAAGATGTTGCTGTATCTGTATTTGCAGTGCTTCAAGCCGTGATATATGATACTTTGCCGATGCGTTTTCAAGCGACTTACTCCAGTCAGCCGAAATTCCATTTTCTTTTCCGCGCTTGATGTATTCTTTAAGCGTTAACTTAAAATCTTTTAACTGTGAGTTTGTAAGCAGCTTTTTGGCATCGGCATAAGTAATCTGGTTATTTGCTGCAAGGCGCATATACCAGCGGGCGATGTCTTTTTCAATGCTTTCCATTGACTCGCGGTACATGCGTTCTGCTTCATCATAATAATCCATACCAGTTTTAAGCTGCGCTTCCGTTACCTGCTCAAAGCGCTGCTGCCAGTATTTTTCAGTTCTGGTTGTCATCTACATTTTCACCGCCTTGCTGGTTAAAAGCCTTACGGTAAATATCTGTCTCCTTGGCAGCATTTTCTTTTTCTGCTGCCAGTTCTTTTTCCTCATCCTCGGCATTCTCCACAAACGGATGATTTTTAAGTATCGTTTTCGTGCTAATGACACCGACAGACTTCTGGCACATATCGACCAGTTCTGCATCATTGCGGATACTAGTGCGTGTCCAGGTCTGCACAATCTGTTCCGGCTCCTTGCCGTAATAGCGTCCAATCGCCCTGACAAGTTCGCCGAACCCGGCACGGAACTCCGTTTCCATCAGCCCAGCTTTAAGTTCAAGCAGGCTGTATAAAAACTTCATTGCCTCACCGCTGGTGTTGTCAAATCCCTGCTGCTGCGGGTCAATGCCCTGCCCCATATCAAAAATAGCTTTGCGGGTAATGTCCAGCAGTTTGTCGCGGGCTTCTACCGGAATATCAATCGTCAGCGTTGATACGCCGGATTTATCATCACTTCCGGCGCTTTCAACCTGAATCGTTTTATAGTATTTCAAATCCGATAAAAATTGCTTTAAATCTGCGCCGCCATAATTTGTCAGCACAAAAACAACCTGCTGTATGTCTTCGAGGTCATCCACAAAGCCGCTGTACGTTTTATCGTAACTGTCGATAAGGTTTTTTATTTTATCCAAATCGCCAGTGCAAACATTGTTATTCGGAAACGGAATAAACGGCACCGCGCCAAAGTCATGCCTGAACGTGTTGGTCGGTTCTGCCATACCGTCCAAATTTACATAACTGAACATATCAAAAGGTTGGAACATTTCCGCACGCTTCCGGTATGCCTGACATTCTTTATCGTTCCAAATTTCGTAAATCTGCCATTCATCGCCGTTATCATCTACCATACGGTAAGTGCGCAGCACAGCTTCCAGTTCTTTTTCAAGACGTAAGGAATATACAGGCCGCACCTGCATTGACGGAATAACGCCGTAGCAAAAGCCCTTCTTTTCATCAATCCAGTAATGTAGCCAGCCTACACCGGCGTTAGAAGCATCTACGCACAAATCTTTGCATTTTTTAGCATAGCCATCGCCAAGCGTCGCTGCAACAATTTCATTCAGTGTATCGTCTTTGGTATCAAACAGCGGCGGTGCAGTAAACATATAACTTGCTTTTTGGTCCACTAAAAGGCTGTGGAAATTAAAAGCAATTCTGTTATCTGCGTTGCGCAGCGGCTCATCACATTTATCTTTAGGCTTACGGTACATAATGTCGTTGTCGCCCAAATAATAACGCAGTGCAACCTCAGCTTTTTTAAGGCGCACTGCATCAAGTCCATCGTATTTTTCTATAAGTTTTTTGGCTGCTTCAAGTTCCATAAGCTGCCCCCTATCTTAAAATCCTTATGCCGTTATTACCGGCAAGGTCTTCTGCAATGCCTGTTGTGGCGTCAGGCGCGTCATCGTGCTTGTTTTTACCCTGCCGTTGATACTTCGTCATTGCTTCGTAGTATTCCGGCCAGCGGTCTTTCCAATTTTCGGGGTAATAAATATGCTCCATAACCCATGTTGAATTTGAAAGAATACGGGCCTCTTTATTTTTAGACTGGTGAAACCACTTAATTACGCACTGATTACTGCTGTAATCATCTGCCAATAACTTACGCACGCTGCGTGCAAACCCGCGGCCACCGTTATTGCTTTCAATTTTGGCACGGTTAACGCTGTTATTAAAAAGCATCGCCGCTATTTTAGGTTCGGTGTCTTCCATCGGCGCGTCAGTATACAGTACATCAAGCACATAGGCTTCGTTGGCTAAGGTAACACCATAAACGATGCTGCATAAAAAATCCGCGCCCTCGTCCGCGGTGTCGGTATAGTTGCGTATCTGTTTAAATTCCGGCAGTGCGCCGCTGTATGTTTTAAATTTAGTGTACAGCCTGCCTTTAAGGTCAATAGGTTCCTGCTGGTAGTTTGCTGACCAGATATCAAGCCCCATCAGCCGCTTTTTCTCGGCGCAGCTTTCAGCAGACAGCACTTCATCGCACAACATGCTGCCGTCATCCTGTACGGCTTTTAGATTGATGTGCACCGTCTGTTCCGCCGGAAAATAATTAAGCGCTTTGCCTGCCAAATCATCACTGGCCCAGCGCGTCATAATCAGTATTATTTTGCCGCCTTCCTCAAGACGGGAAAGCATGGTATTTGTAAACCAGTCCCAATGCTTCTCTTTTATATCCTCGTTGTACGCTTCTTCGGCATTTTTAATAATATCGTCTATAATCATCAACCGGCAGCCGAAGCCTGTCGCCGTGCCGGTAGGCGATGTAGCCAGGTAATTATCGTTATGCCCTTCAAGGCTCCACAGGTTCATTGCGCCATCGCCGCGTTTAATAGCGATGCCGGGAAAAACATCAGAATAAACCGGCTTATACAAGCTGCCTTTGGCTTCCATGATGTCGTTACGGATTTTTTTACTGCTTCGTGTTGACACTGTTTCGTTATAGCTGCCAAGCATTATTTGCAGTTCAGGATTTTTCCCTAACAGCCATTCTACAAAATTTGTAGTGGTATATGTTTTTCCATGGCGGGGCGGAATGTTCATCACAAGCAGCTTTTTATCCGACTGCATAAAATCTTCCAGCGCATCACAAAGTTGGACAAGATATTCGCGGTCCACTTTGTAAAACTTCGGATTTTTTAACTGTGCGTAATAAAAAAAGCGCCTGCGGGCAAGCTCGCACCTAGCGCCTAAAGCAATTATTCTTTTATCCATCAGCACCAGCCAGCTTTTTAAGTTCGGCTTCGGTTAAATTCGCATAGGGATTTGCAACAGCACCGGAAAGTTCCAGTTTATCATTAAACATGCCCAGATGCCTGCCCAGCATTTCCAAGGCACGCGTTTTATCAAGCTTTACTTCTACGCCGGCCTGCGTTTGCTTAATACCAACAATACCTGCTTGCTGTTCCGGTGTAAGTTCTGTCGTCGATTTAATAAAGACCGTATTGCCTGCAATTTGTGCGTAGTCGGTGGCTTTGGCAAAAGCCATTGCCGCCAGTTCTTTTATAACACGGTCCTGTGTTATTTCGGTGCGTTTGGAACGTTCTGCTTTTAATTCTGCTATTTTTTCTTGAATGTCAGGTTTTGACAATAATTCACTGGCTATTCTATTTGCAGTATTAACCGAATAACCAGCACGGATAGCAGACTGCGTTGCGTTAAGGTCAATTAAGTATTCCTCACAGAACCGCTCCTGCTTCGGTGTAAGTTTTGCCATTATGCCACCTCCTTTCGGACAATAAAAAAGCACTCCGGAGAGTGCTGGTTAATTATTCATGCATTTGTCCTTTTAGTTCTTCAAAAAATCCTTCAACATCATACAAATTAGTTATATCTTTTGAAATCAAAATTTTAATGTTATTTAACAAACTTTCAATATCATTATATAAACTAAATCCTTCTTCTATAGAATCTTCATATGTCCAATAATTTCCATTGCTATTATCTTTAATAATTCTATCAAGTAAATCTGCAAATATATTATTTAATTTTACTAAATTAAATAATATATCCTTGGAAAACCAACATGTTTCACTTTTCAATAAAACTATTTTTTGATTAGCTTCTTTTAATTTGCTTAAATCTTCAAAACAAACATGCATTTCTTTAACTTCATCACCCAACGGATACGTTGCCTTCAATTCCACGAATGAAATGCTATTAGAAAGTTTTTCATAAGCAGCAATTCTTTTATCAATTATTTTCTTATAGTACTCTCGTTTATAATCAGTTTTTTTGTGCCACCATAGGCAACCATTCGTAACAATAGCACTAATTATTGCTGTAACAATAGCATTCCAAAATGCATTATCGAACAATTTCATCACCATCCGTTTTAAGATGGTTTCATTATACCATAAAAGCCGCCAGCTATTAACTGACGGCTTTCACTGGAAAGGTGCAATCTAATGTCTGATTTATTCTTTATCATCGCTTCTGCTATTATAACTATATCACAGATTTATAGTAACATTCTATAACATCTTTTTTAATATGGCATTTAATGCTTTTCCATGCAATCTATGTGTGTGTACCCAAGTATAACTCAAATCTGTTGCAATCTGCTCCCATTTTTGATAGCACAAGTAGCGCTTATGGAGTATCAGTCTTAAAATTGGGTCATCAACCAACGAAATAAGTTGCCGAATTTCGCCAAGCGCTACCATCAAAATTTCCATTTCAGACTGAATTATATTTTCTGCATCCACAATTTTTGCCATAGCATTTTCAATTCGCTGCCCAGTACCGCTACCACCTGGCGCCAAACTGTACGCCGGTGTTATGCGGCTTGCGTTATCGCGCAGGTTTTGCAGCTCTACATATTCAGCTTCAATCTGTTTCTGTATAGCAAAAGCACTGCGAAGTTTTTTCTTTAACTCGTCCTTAGTCAATATATCACTCCTTTAACGGTAGCGGTTAACATAATAATTTAATGTACCTTGTGGCAGGCCCAGGCTTTTTGCAATAACTGCCAGCGGCTCATCTTTGGCGAGCCTGGGAAAAATTTCGTTATGATATTTTGCCCAGTCAACATTGGCGCCCACGCCGTGACTTCCACGCCTGCGCTGTACCGGAACATATTCCGGTATTTTCAGTTGTTGTTCTGGCGGTCGAGGTTTATTTTTAGGCTTTGGCGGGCAGAATATATAATGCTCGCCGCGGATGCAGGGATTAACACCTAAAAATGGGCAATAGTATTTATTGTCACCACATTTATGAATGCGGTAACACTTTAAGCAGTTAATCAACATTGTTATCACCTCATTCCTCGTTGTTTTTTAGCAAGCATAACATCTTTAGCTTTCTGCAATCGCTGCATTTCCAATGTGTCTTTTATCTTTTCTTTTTGGCGTGCTGCGTTTATTTTGTTCCGCATTTTGCGGTATGCAAGATACTTTTCGCAAGTAGCATGGCAATTCACTCTGCGTGTTTTGCAATTCTTACAACAGCGACTAACAGGGTCGGTCATTCTTACCACCTCGTCCATAATTATCGTTCACATTTCGGATTATAATTCGCAAAATTCGGCTCTGCGTTAAATATAATCTTATTATTGCACCACCGCTGCAAATGACGTGTTTCTGCCGGCGCATTGTATTTGTCATATATCATAACAAAAGGGTCATAACCGATTTCCCGTAGCTTGTATATACGGAAAAGGTCTTGCTCATGCGTGCTGTTATAGTTCGTTAATACATAAACTTTTAATTTATCCTGTCTTAACCCCCATTTATCAGCATATTTGGCAAGCACTTTAGGCGTAAAATCATCGTTGGCATTGTCCCATGCAAAATGCAGGATTTTATATTTACATGCTTGTATAGCTTCCACTTTTTCATTCGTCAAAAGCCGTGCATCCAGTCCTTGCGTAAAATCTACTTCTGCGCCTGATGCGGCAAGCTGTAGCAACAAGACTTTCCAATCACGACACGCTAAAATATTTGGGTCAAGAAGTTTTATTTTCTTTTGACCGCGCCAAAACTCCGCTAACCCTGCAACTGGCACCGATGCCGCACCTTCCTTGTCGGCTACAATGCAAAAAGGGCATTGGCGTGGGCAGCCTCGTGTTAAATACCCATACGCAGTATCTGTTATTCCATACAGCCCATAATCCGGGTAAGAATGTTCGATATTCTCCGGCAAAGTTAAGGCTATATTATAACCAGTACCGCCTTGTATAAGTGTATCTGTTTGATATGCTTGCAGGTCGTCCGGCGTAAAGGTAAAAACCTTTGCCATATACACTATATCGTAGTGTTCTAAACTATTTGCCCATTCAACAATATCGCCATCAGCTTTGTGATATGCCGATATTTTCATCAATGCGAGATTCGGGAAACGATGTCCGTCAACATCAACAAGTCCTATTTTCATCGTTTACCACCTCGTCCATTTTTGCGCCGCACCATTGGCAATAAAATCCATCATCATACAAACCAACTGCACCATTGCAAACACTGCAGCGATAAAAACCTTTGCTTTTTTTTGGATTTATTTCAATCCAATGTCCGTGTTGGCGTTCTTCCACCGTTGGCGCTTCATCGACAATTAAATCGGCAACAGTACCAACGCCATCAGCAAAAGCCATTTTATATCCAACCGGTTCAATCTTGCAGCGTCTAAATTCTTTTTCAGCTTTTCTTATTTTTGCTTTTAAAGCATCTGCGTCAATCAGTCGCATTTTCACATCTCCTGTTCCATGCTGATGCGGCGTATTCATGCCATTTAATACCAGCAACCGTCATTTCGTCCCAATATGTTTTTGTTGCCATATTGCAATCAGTACAAAAAACATAACCACTGCAACCTGATAACGGTATATAAATTACTTCCGTATTGCCGCAAAACGGGCAAGGTTTTAAATTTTTATCATTCATTACTTCAACACCGCCAAAATATCAACCAATTTATCCTGCCACGGCTTTAAGTGCACAGCCTCGCGCTGGTACTCCTCATAACTTTGCCATCCGTTAGCCCCGACAACCGGCACCAGTTTCCAGCGGAATTTTGGATGCGGCCGCAATATTGTGCCGGTTTCACGCAGATAAAGCAGTACCGCATAAAACTCGCTGTCGGCGTTGCTCGCAACAGACAGCAGCCACAACCATTTTTCACTGTCTTCCGGGTGCAGTTCCCGGTACGGGTCGGTAATTACTTCGCCGAAATCTTCAAAGCCCATTTATCAAGCGCCTCCTTAACACGTTCCTGCGTTTCCGGCAGCCACGCTATAATTTCCATAGCTTCATCAACGCTGTAAGCCACGCCGCCGATGCCACCGCGTTTTATTACGGCCTGCAAAAAACGCACCTGTTCCGGTGTCGGAACGCGCGGGTGCATTTTTGTTTCAACATAAAACACCCTGCCATCCGGGCGGAAACCGTACAAATCGCTGTGCCCTTTCGGCAGGCCCGTATCAAACCAGCGCCCATCTGCCATACGAACTTTGCCAACATTGGCACGAAAAATCATATTTCCAGTCTGCGATGCTGCTAGCATAACGCTGTGCATAAGGTCAGTTTCGTTCATTGCTTCCACTCCTATAAGAAAATCAGAAGACACGCCCAAAATTTGTGCTGTTTTAGCGACAAGGCCAATACGGGGCTCCATATCGCTATTTTCGTAACGGTTAATCATTTGAGGAAGTACATTTAATTTTTCTGCTAATTCTTTTTGGGTTAAGCCTGCTTTTTTGCGGGCTAATTTTAAACGTGTCGAAAAAATATTCATGCTATCAGCCCCATTCTGTACGCCATCCATTTATACTTATCTGGTATCTGTATTTTCAGTTCCACAGCTTTATGCAGAGACCAGGCAAATTTATATTTTTTGGCCCGGCGAAAAATATCCAGTTCAAAAAACGTTTTGCATTTTTTGTAATCATCGTATGGCCTGCGGGATATTTCCTGCAAAATAACATCGTCGATAACCTCCCGTTCCGCACGTTCCTGCGGCTTAAATTCATATCCGCAAAACGGGCACTCCTTTGCGGTATTTTTTACAACCGCAAAGCACACCGGGCACTGCTTAACTTTAATTTCTGCTTTATCCTTTTTAGGCTTTGCTTCCAGCGTCCACTCCCGTTCATCATCCGGTAAGCCGTGCCGGGTAAAGTTGCCAACATGGTCAAGTATCAGCGCCGTTTTGCCTTCTTTATACCGCATACTGCGCATAGACTGCTGAATGTGCAGTGTCAGGCTTTTGGTCGGCCGTAGTAAAACCACGGCTTCGCAGTCCGGCACATCAAATCCTTCGCCGAATAAATCTACATTGCACAGCACGGTAATTTCGCCGTTTCTGAACGCCTGCACCGTAGCTTCGCGGATTGCCTGCGGCGTTGTACCATCAAGGTGTGCCGCACTGATACCAGCTTCACAGAAAGCCTCTGCTGTAGCCTGACTTGTTGCAATGCTGCTGCAATATACGATGGTTTTCTTTCCATTTGCTAGTTTCAGCCAGTTTTCTACAGCACTGCCAAAAATTGCCGATTTATTCATAAGCTCCTCAACTTCCCGCTTATCATAGTCGCCGTTTTTAGTGTGTAGCTTGCTGGTATCGGCCAGTTCCACGCCGTAATATTTATAAGGCGATAAATAATGGTTTTCTATCAGCCAGCTTGTAGATACCGACATAATCAGGTCATCAAACACCGCGCCAAGTCCGCCCTCGTTCATCCGTGCCGGTGTAGCAGTAAAACCCAAAAGCGTCGCCGATGGATAATAAGCATAAATTTTGCGGTAACTGGTTGACAGACAGTGGTGGCATTCATCGGTGATTATAAGTCGCGGCGCAGATATTTTATCCAGCCTGCGGCATACAGTCTGTACCATGCCAATGTCGCAGTACATCAAATCAACGCCGCAGGCAATAAAGGTCTGCTCTATTTGCCGGCACAGTTCCTTGCGGTGCACCAAAAACAACACCTGATTTTTCTGCGCCGTAGCCATACTGGCTATGCTGCCCTGTATTACCGATTTGCCGCCGCCACAGCCAAGCACAGCACAAACATTTTTATGCCCCGATTTGATTGACTGCCGGATATTATCTATAAGCTGCTGCTGATAAGGTCGTAAGGTTATTATTTTAATCACCTTCTTCCAAAATGTAAGTTTTTCTTACATGTTTTTTCAAAATGTAAGTTCTGAAACTCCACTTCTGCTCTGGGTTCAAGCAACTTTCCTTACATTCCTTACACAATTTGCTAAGGTATATCGAATATATATAAAATAAAAAATGAAAAGCAAAAATTTCCATGTGAGTGTTTATTTTATGTAAGGAATGTAAGTATTGTAAGGAAAGTTTTATAAAGCCGCTTGTGACGCAGGTTTTAAAATTTTCAGAATACTTACATCATCCTTACATTCCTTACATTTTGAGTTTTAATTGCACGAAACTGCCCATAATTCCACAAACACTCGTCTGAACGTAATACCGTCCCTGTGAATTTAAAGCCAAATACCCTTTTGCCGCCCATTTCTTTTTAATGGCGGCAAAATCAAAGCCTACCTTGCCAAGTTCGCGTTCCAGCACTGTTTTATTTATTAAAATGCTGCCATCGCTGTTCAGTTTACCCCACGTTGCCAGGTTACTGGCTTTATCATAGGTCTGCTCAAATTTATCGCTGTTTTCGGCAATAATGTCCGTTATTATCGCAAAAGCGCGTTCTGCTGTATCAATCTCTGCCACCGATTTTAAAAACGGCAGCACCGCTTCAAAATCCAGCACATCATTATCTTTAAAAATGTGCCGCGTTGCAACAGCATCGGCAAGCAACATTAAAGCCATAGCCATTGCCTGTTTTTCGGTGCTTTTGGATAACTCCAGCAGTGTTTTAAAAATTGACTGATATTCCTTAGCTAAATCCGGGCGGCTTTTTAACTGCTCAATAAATTCGCGCGCGGCACAGCCATAATGGCTGTTAATGTAATTTACAACGCCGTTGCCGTCCTCCACTACAACGTGGTCGCACTCAATTTCGATAACGCGGTTTTTTACGCCGCCGCCGGAAGATGACTGTGTGCACGGCTCCTCGCCGGTAAAAATAAAAGCATTTTGCCAAGTGCTTTGTTTTTGCAGTGTTGTATTGGTCATGCGCCCGCGGTCCACGCCTTCACAAACGCGCATTATAAGCGTATCGTAATTTTCATAGCGGCTCTTAATCGTTTGCAGCTCATCGCCAAAAAACGGAATATTTTTTAACAGCGCTGCAGTAGCCATCATGCTGTTAATGGTCATGTTCATAGTGCGCACCATCGCGCCAAAGCGCGGGTTGCCCCAAATAGAAGCCGCCACCATTGCGCCAACAGTTTTGCCACTGCCGGTGCCGCCCCATAAATGCAGCACAAACGGCAATGCGCCAACTTTGGCAATCATCGGGCTGGCGAAACTTGCCGCCAATATCAGCCGCAGGTAAATGTTTTTGCGCAGCGGCCGTACAAATTCCGTCCACTCCTCAAGCGTCCCTTTGCTGCTGATGGAAGCTACCAACGATTTATACTGTTCCTCGCAGTCAAGTTTTATATCATCGGCATAGGGAATAAACTCTTTTTCGGCCCAGCCTAAATGCCCTATCGCTTTTACCCTCGGCAATATGTCCGGATTCAGCGCCACAACATCGGCCAGGTATTTTACCAGCAACTTGCTGTTATCGCTGTTTACCTCAAGCCCCATATCTGCCAGTTCAATTATTTTGCTATTACTGGCAACCTGGCTGCGCGGAACTACGATGCTGCGCCACGCTCCTTCTTTGTAAATAGCGATGCGCAGCCGCTCAGTGTTATCCTCAATATTTACCAACACTTCTACCGGCATAATAGGAATAGGGCTCGCAAACTCCCAGCGGAAATTACCATTGCTTTGGGCCATGTTCTTTTTTACGCCTCCGGCATCCGCAGTCCACTCGCCGCAGCGCAGTGCAAACAACTGCCCCGGGAACTTTGTCATATTGTCAGATGTTATATTTTTAGCTGCCTGTGCACCTAAAAATGCTTTCCAGCATCTGTCAAAATTTCTGCTTACACCTAACGCCGTGGCGCGGATGCTTGCCATCGCAACAATGCGTTCACGTTCCGCCGGTTCCGTAATGGCAAAAATGGCTTCAAACAAGCTGTTGTCAATCATCTGCCAGCGGTCAAGTTTTTCAAAATATTCCCGGTCAAAATTAACCGGCTCTGGAAACTTATAATTTTTTATTGCCTCTGCCGGCAGGCCTTTGGCAAAATAATCGGCAACGTCACCCTTCGGCGGGCAATCCGCCCAAAATTCCGTCATTGGCAGGATTTTTACATCAGCAAATGCCGCTGCATAGTCCATGCCCTTTTCGTCGTTATCAGGCACTACAATTCGCGTTGCAAAGCCATTTAAAATCTGCTTATCTATGGCAGACAGCTTAATATTTTTCTGCGCGCCGGTGTTGGCCGTTGTTGCAAGCAAACCGTTTTTAACCATAGCGTCGGCGCACTTTTCGCCTTCCACAATGTAAACCGTATCTGTGGTGTGTTCCTTTAGCGCGGTTTCCAACAGGTTAAGATTATAAAGGTTATTGCACCCTTCCGGTTTAGAATAGATTTTTTCGCCTGTTTCGGTATTTATCCAATAAAATGTAAACTTCTTTTTGCCGTTATTGTATTTAATGCGCTGCTTATAATATGCAACGCTGCCATCGGGATTTTTATAAACGTGGCTATAATTTTCCACAATTTTGAGTGGCTCCGGCTCGGGCTGTTCCGCCGGTTTTGCGCCCATCCGCCGGAATGCCTTAAAAATCTCCGGGCCTTTTGCGTTACATTTTTGGCAATAACACAGCAGCTTGCCGTTTTCTTCTTTTATATAAAGGTGGTGGTCATCGCCGCAGACCGGACAGCCTGCTTCGATTTGACCACCATTCCTTCTTTTAGCGTTCGTTAAAAACGGTTGAATATCGGCAAAAGTAAGTTTATTAGAACGGGCAGTCATAAGGGTCTGCTTCCGGCGCAGCCGATGCCGAAGCCGCTGACGGCGGCAGCAGCTTCATATCCGGCACACGGAACTTGCCCGCCCTGATTTCATCCGGAGTTAAAACCTTGTGTACATAAGTACGCAAACCTTTTTTCCCATCTTGTTTAAGGTATTCTTCGTCAGCAATTACAAGGCCCACACGCAGCCCAACCATCTTACTTTCATCACTGTCAAATTTGTTGGCGCTAAATTTGCCGGGATTTGATTTTTCAAGTGCAGAAAGCCACGCCTTAAAAAAGTTCAGTGCCGTAGATTTATAACTACGGTAAAAACGGATATAGTTCCAATCCTGACCGGTACGCTGTTCAGCGTTTGTGCCAAAATCCTTAAACTCCCCTTCCACAGGGTCGCACCAAATTTTAAGGTATTCTTTCTGCGGGTCATCCTCTACCTTTACAACGCGGCATACATACCCACCAGCACAAATGCGGGTAAAATTCTGTGCTTCTTCTACTTCGCCCCAATTAATCTTTTTCATCAGTTTTACCTCCAAATTCATAATATTCGCGGATAGTTTTATCCACCAATTTTAAATCGTTATCAATTTTCTGCGGAAACATTTCCATTGGCGATTTCGCCGTAGTAAAACCATCGCTTTGCGTGGTAAACCAGTGTTCCTTGCCGTCTGTTTCGCACAGCAGCACAATGGAAAACAGTCCCTCCAGCGTCAGCCAGTTATCAATCAGCTTGCCAACGGTTTTGGCTTTTATATGGCCGGTTTCATCACGTTCTGGGTGATGAAGAAAATAAACAATAGTATCAGGCAAAGTGTTTAATATAATGAATTGCACTAAATTTACAAAATTTACGCCCATCTCCGCATACTTTCCAAAGCCTGCTTCCTTGTATTTTTCAACCTGCTCAAAAGCCATTAAATACTGGCTGTCATCAATTACATAGCAGCGCAGGTTATTCTTTTTTAACCCGGCTTGAATAATGCCGTAAGTCGCTTTATTTACCAGCGGCAAATGCTTCCTAAACGGCAGTGGTTTGCTGGCAACATTAAAAATGCCAATCTCATCCGGCTCAAAGTTTCGCAGGCTGGCAGATTTGCCGCTGCCAGATGCGCCCATTACAAGTACAGGTACGCCCATAGTTTTTACCTCCTATTTGATGATTAAATTATTTTTAACAACAATGCTTGCGCCGGGAATTTTAATACCCTTTTTCAGTGCCGCGCCGATGGAAGTCTTGTCCGGCTCTGCTTTAATACGCAGGTATTCTTCCGGCAGCTTTTCAACCGGAACGTCAATAGCTACTAATTCTGATTTGCGGTAAAAACCTTTAACGCGCGGAGTTTCAAATTTTTCGCCGTTCAGGCTGGCAGCCACATAGGCTTTAATCCAGTTTTTCTTGGCAGTAATCGCTTTTTTGCGCGCCGTCAGCTTTTTAATTTCAGCATCCAATGCCGCCTCCTCGGCGTCGCGTTCCAGATAAAACAACATGCAGCCTTCAATTTTGGCGTTGCGCTCCATTACCAAGTTGTTAACTTCCTCAGCAGTTAAAATTTCGCCGGTTTCGGTATCTACGGCGCGGTCTAAATCTAAAGCCAGCAGGTTTGCCAGCTTTTCATCATATTCATACAGTTTCAGCATCGTTTTGCACCTCATTTTCAATATCTGCCGACAGCATGTGCATTTTAAAGCACTTGTTGGTAATATTACTAAGCTGCGCCTCTATGCGCCTGTTTCTAAAATCTGTTTCTGGCGTGCTCGATAACGCCTCATCAACAAAGTCAATGTTGTTGGCAATCTCATTAAGCATTTGCCGCATTTCCTTGCAGTAAAAATAAATCTCAACAGCTTTTTCCATACCCTGTACCTCCAATCTGTGGTATAATACAGATGAAGCGATTCCAACTTCACCTTGAGCCGTCAGTGTTCCCGCACTGGCGGTTCTTTTCATTTTCTCCTGGCAATATTTTTACCTCCCCTGCGCAGATGTTTTTTAGTGCATACTGGGCAGACATAATGTTTGCGCTTGCATAACTTGCTGACGGCGTAAGCCTTGCCGCATTCAGCGCAGGTTCTGTGCCTAGCGTCTTCCCAGCGCATTTTCTGCCGGTACTTCCAGCGGTACAATCAGTTTGTCGCCCGGGAGGATGGCGCCCCATTTGTTGTTTTGCTTCTGTGCGTAGTAGGTAATTTCACGCCAGTCGCGGGTATCACCGTAAGCAGCTGCCAGTTCCTGGCAAATTGATTTTAGTGTATCGCCGGTGTGTACCGTTACCGGTACGCTGATAGTAGTTTTTGCCGGTTCTGCCGTCGGCGGGAATGCTATCATCACAGCTACAAGGATTGCCGCCACTCCGGCAATAATATAGGCTTTTTTCATTGTTGCGCCTCCTGTTCGTCTTCGTACTTTTTCATCAGCCCAACAAAAATAGCTTCTGCCATTTTTTCACTGCGGCTGTGGATTCGGGTAATTGTTGCGTTATTATTGAAAAAATCGCTTAACTCCTTAAGGAACAACTCTCTTTCGCCACCGACAGTCACCATTGTCTGCTTCTCACCGTCATCAGCTAATAACATCAGCCTGTACATATTTACAGCCCTCCTCTCATCAAATCTGCCTGCAAGTCAGCAAGCTGCGCTTTGAAATTTGCAGGTCGTGCTCTCACCGGCTTAATTGTCGTGCGCCGCTGTGCTTTTTCTTGCTGCCTTGCTTCCTCGGCTTCAAAGTAAGCGTCCGCGCTGGCAATGTTGACCAGATAATTTGTACCGCTGCGCACATACCGCAGCACGTTGGTACGGCACAGCCTGCGGATTTTTTCCACCGGCAAACCGCGGGCGGTTGCGTACGCTTTGGCATTCATGCGTTCCGGCATTTTGCCTTCACCTCCTTAGAATTTTATGATTTAAAATCACATTATTCATTAAAAAAAATTAAATCGCGGCTTTCGGCTGATAATCTAAGAATATCTGTAAGCTTGTAGATTTCGCTTGCTTTAAATTCAGTTTCGCCCTTAATTTTATTAAAAAGGGCTTGTTCAGATATTCCCAGCGATTTTGCGATTTCTTTTTTAGTAATGCCAACACGTTTAATTTGCAATTCTAATTCTAACGAATTGGTCATTTTGCCTTCACCTCCTTAGAATTTTATGATTTAAAATCACATTATTATTTTAACTTCAAAGTGATTATAAGTCAAGTATTTTTTATTTTA